ACTTCCATTTATCTCTCCTTTTATCTGACTCAATCGCCATTAGTATTACCAAGCAAGATATATATCCCACTATTAACATGATTACATATTCCATTACTTCAATCTCCTCAGCCTAGCCTTCTCGTTATTGTGTTGCCTAGTCTCTTCATTCAAAGGTGCATGTAACGCATCTAAGAAGTCTAAGGCTATCTTCCTTTGCTCTTTGGTTAGCTGAACCAGTATTTTGTAATCTGACCTTCTATACATAGGGTACTGATAAAAACACTTATCCCTGTTTTTGTATTCCCAAAGAACTGGTTTGTCTATGCCTTCTATATGGTCTTCCCAAATATAAAAAGCATCATCAAATCTTTCTGCAAATCTTTCCATTACTTCCCCCTCTTTTTAGTTAGTTTTACTTCGTGACCTTGTTTGATTAACCTAGCTCTTTTTCTAGCCATGTAGAATAAGTCGCTAGTCTTAATGGCAACTACCCAGCCTAAGCTAGGTAGTTTTACTTCTAAAGTGTATCTAGTCATTATGCACACACCTTTTCTGAATCTTCACTTGCATATAAATCTTCTAGCTCTTTATACATATCCTTAGTTATATTTTCTAAGGCTGTATTGCTTAAAGTTACACATGGATTTTCTGTGCCATAATCATTACTATCTATATAAAAGATGTTTAGCTTTTGATTTAAGTTGCAATATGTAGCCCATTTGTTGCCTACATAATCAGCCATATAATCAACATTAGTTTTTTTATTTATTGCATATAAGCTACCTGAAGTCCATAGACCTTTTGTTTCCCATTTTTTATTTCTACAAATTCTTGAAAAGAAATTTATTAAATATCTTATTTCAGTTTTATTCAAAGGCTTTTCATTTTCGTTATGTAAATTAATAACTATTTCGCCAAGACATAATTTTTCGTATTTTCTTCTTATATCAAAATATTTATCCATTTTATTCATGTTATTTAACTCCTTACTTTTATTTAACATACTACCTATTATGCATACATAAATACAAATGTATATATAAATATAGAAAATAATTAATTTATTTTAAAGGGTTCAATACTGGCACTTGGCTAAGTGTATCTAAGGTTTCTTGTAAGGATTCTATTTCTAGGTTTGGGGTGATTATCTTTTTATCAAAGGTAAAGTAGGTTTGCGAAGTAGTATTTGGCTTGAAGAGAATTCGCTTATGTTCTTGGCTAAAGAAAACAAAAGCAAGAATATCACAATGATAGTTCTTATAAGTCTCTGACATTGACCTTGATGTTTCAGATGCAAAAGTATATTTACCTTCTTTGGATTCTCTTCTGCTTTTGACTTGGACTGTATATTTTGCATTGGCAAATTCTACCATTAAATCTGCGGGATGTTTTTCTTGAGTTGAATAGCAAAAGTCAGCGTATTCCAATAAGAATGTTTGTACTAAGGATTCTCCTAAAGCACCAAGTCGAGAATTACTTTGGTGGTCTTCCGATGTCTTTTTTGGCATCTTTATTACAGAGTGCTAGTTGTCGTGAATTGTAATTTGCCCTGTTTGGAGTTTGTATAGCATATTTGCTGTCTAGTAGTTCTTCTGATGCTTCTAACCACATTCCCATTTCCATTAAGGCTCTTGTCCTTCTGAAATCCATAAACCCTTTGATACCCATTTGGAATGTCATATCAACACAACAAAGCTGTGCTTTTTCAGGAAAGCTACGCCAAACAGTCCAGTATTCATCAAGCTGACTCATAACTCTTTTGATGTCGTTATCAAGCAAGTACATAGCTTCATCTTCAGTAACACCTCTATCTTGTAAGTTCCTACCTACACCAATAGTCCATTTAGCTTCGCTACATTGATAAAGGGTACACACAACCCCTTCATGCCTAACTAGCATTTCTTTAACTTTATCGTACATATTATTTGTTATGAACTCCTCTGAACTTTTCTGCTGTTCTAAGTGACGACATCCCAAGAAGGGATAAAAGAATTGTAGTAAGTTGCGAAAAATCAAACTCAAGTTTTTCAAGTTGTAAATCAACTCCGCTAACTACAGCTATCCAAGTTGCGATAGGCAAGATAATGTAATGAGTGCAAAGACTAAACCCACAAACATATCCAATGCAGGGTCTCCATGACGATACAAACCAGTTCCCGTTCTTCGCTTCTTCAGCATTAAGGCTAATTTGTGCTTTATCCAGTGATATAAGTTCTTTTTGTAAGTCATGTGATAGTTGTTCTTTTAAATCTTTATCCTGAACAAATTTATCCAAGACGTTATTTGCTACTTCAGCTATTTTGGTAATGCTCAAAACGTGCTTTTTACTATTAGTGTTATTAAAGAAGCTACAATAGTTGTAAGACCGCCAACAAGCCAAGCCTTTGAGCTATTGACTGATGCTTGTAAATCATCTGTTTTGCGATAGATAGTCTTCCATCTTTCCTCGCACATCTTTTCATGCACTTGCAGTTGTGTATGAACTTCTGCTGCGGTCTTCCTTGTAGCCATTAGTCTTCCTCTACTACTTCCTCTTCTTTAGGTAGAGTTTTATCAAAAGCTTCAATCAATATGTTTTTATGATTATTAATCATGTTATACAGATTGTAGCTTCTTTGTAGCTCTGCTAGTTCTCTTCCAGCTACGTTTAATTCAACAGCTAAACGAGTTTGTTCTTCGTTTAGGTCTTCTGCTGTGTATTCTCTACCATTAAAATTAATTATTACGTTTTTCTCTTCACTCATATTACTCTCCAAGTATTTTATTTTTTATAAGTTTCAGCCATTCAGGCTTCTTCTTATTTATTATAAATAAAGATACACCTATTACAATAATTAATACTATTAAAGTATCCATATATTATTCGCCTATAGTTTTTGTTTCAGTAGTTGGGTTAATCTCTTCAGCTATTTTAGAGTCTAAAGCAGATTTTAAGTTTGCTACTTCCTCTTCACCCATAATGCCTTCTACCCAACCAGTAACTACTGCATTGGTTAAGTCTGCAAAAGGTATAAAGTCAGAACCAATATCATCTAGTGATAATGATTGTGTGCCATAAACACTAGCTGTGTATGGTACTTGCTCACCATCTACTTCATGTGTCTCGCTGCTTTCAGCGTTAAGTCTCCAGTGTACGTTATAAACCGTATCACTGTGTTCTTCGTATGTGGGATAAACATCTACTGTTTTGCAATCCCAAGTGTATGTATTTGCCATGTTATATTTCTCCTATATTGCTGCAATTATAAATGCTAAGAGTTCATTATACCTGACTCCTAACCTAGTTTTCTCTTCGCCTGTTGTTTCGTCTGTCCAAGTGGTTGATATAAACATACCATAATCACCTGCATCTAAACCTTCAGCACTAAAAGCCTGTTGTAAATCTTGTGCCATTATACCAAAATGTATTCTAGCATCATCACCTTTATCAGCTACAGCAGACTTCCATCTGTACTTTTTCAGTAATCCTTTAGCTGCAACTGCAACTCTAGTTTCTGCTTCTGATAAATCTTCTATGTCTTGTTTTTCGTTTATGTCTGATGTTTGGATAGTTCCGTTGGTGGCATATATGTCTTTGAATCTAAAAGTAGCACCACCCAAATCTATCTCATTATCATCTCTAGTATTGCTTAACATTGGTGAAATTTTGTTGCCACTAAAGTAAAGACCTGCTTTATTGGTTGTACCTGATATTGTTAAGTTACCACCATTAGAACCAATACTTCCAACTGTTGAGCCGTCTTTTCTGAATTGCAGTATTTCACCATCACTACCTGTATTATTTAATATTAAACAAGGTTGTGTTCCTGAAGATTCTCTAGCAATTGTAGATGGACCATTCGGGTCTAGTAAAATACCACCACCTGAAGTTGCACTATATAGTGTTGTTGAAGTAGTCCCAACAAGTAGATTCCCCGAGGCATCCAGTCTCATATGTTCTGTATATGGAGAATAACCTGTAAAAATATGGTTATTGGCATTAATGTATAACGGAGAACCTTGGCTACGGATAATATTATTTGTACCATCGTGTCCTATTTTTAAATCGCTTCCTGTTCCTGCTAAAATAAATTCATTATCACCAAGTTTCAAACCACCAGTATAAGCTGTTCCTGAAAGGTGAAGGTCTTTGAATCTTTGAGTAGACATACCCAAATCAATAGAAGCATCTCTCCCCACTTGTGTTGTAGAATTAGCACCATAGATAGCATCATAAGCATCATTAAATCTTAAGCCTGTATCACCAGTTCCAATGGTTATATCGCCATCTTTAGATGCAATACTTCCAACTGTTGCACCATCTTTTCTAAGTGCTAATATCTCTCCATCTGAAGAAAGTCTGTTTAGATAAAGTGTAGTACCGCCACTTCTTGCGATAGCTGAAGCACTATTTGGTCTTAAATTTATACCAGTTGCAGAATTACTGCTTGATAAAGTACTGCTAGTAGTCCCAACTAACAGATTGCCCGAGGCATCCAGTCTTGCTGACTCGCTTGTGCTTGTCCAAAACTGTAAATTATCAGAAGCATCATTAACAATTCTAGTTTTAGTAGTAGCGTTTGTGTCACCAAATAAAAGACCTACTGTTCCAGTGCTGGTATTAGTTGTTGTCATTTGCAACCATACAGCACCGCTATCTTCTATATGAAGCTCTCTGCTTGGCGAATCAGTTCCAATTCCAACACTTGTACCAAAGTAACCTGTTCCTGAAAGGTGAAGGTCTTTGAATCTTACATTTGATGCACCTAAGTCAAGGGCATCATCATTATTAGCACCTGTAGACGTACATGGCAAAATATCTGATGCTTTAAATTTTAAACCATTATCACCTGTTGCAGCTATATAGAATCTATCTATGCCATCGTTAAATAC